TATAAAATGTTCTTCACTTCACCAAAATCTTTAAAAGAGAATATCTTTCCTCTTCCATTTCTCTCGGTTGTCAAGTTTAATTCATAAGGATTCAAACTCATCACTTTGATATAATCGTCTGAATTAATTTTTTCTTCATTAGAAACTGGAATATTCTTGTCTTTTGATTTTTCAGTTTCCATAGAATTTATTTTTTCTTTTAATTCATTAATCATTTTCATTAATTCAGAAGTACCAACTTCAAGTTTTACTTCTGGTTCTTTAGTTTCTAAAGTCTTTTCAACTTCAACTTTATCATTTTCATTAGGTAATCTTTTTGATGTTACTTTTCTAGTCATTTTATTTTTCCTCTTCTATTTTTCCTCTAAACTACTGGAGGGATATATTTCAATCCCTCCATTAAATATTCAAATCTTAGGTTAACTGAATAACGCCAGCAACCGAGTTTGAGCAGAAAGCAGATTTCCACATTTTCATAAATGAAACGTTCTGTGAAAGATTTGCATTATCCATAGCGCCATCCAAGAAGGACAGAGTTTTACCTTCCAAACAAAGTTTCAAGAGTTTGGGAGCGCCAGGCGAAAGAATCCACAGACGATCATTAGAAATTACGTTTGCACCAAATTGGGTTGCGCGATTAGCGATCTGAGGGATCACCATTGTGTCGTAACCAAAAGCAGTTTTAACATAACCAAGTTTTGCATAGTCACTATCTAAGGTGTAACGATAGTTAGCATCATCAGGAAGCACGTTAACCATAGCTAACTGAGTTCCCATAACGATAGGCTTTGCACCATTATTCCATGCACCAACCTGACCACAAATACGAACCAGTGTTTCCTGAGTGTAACCAGAAACCAATAGTCCAGTTGTAGCAGTTGAATCAATAGCGTCCATTGCAGCATAGAAAACATCATATGTATCTTTAGTAATTTCTGTTTCAATAGATTTAATAATCTTCATGGTAAGTTCTGCCAATGAAGCGTGTCCAGAAAGAACACGATACAGATTAACGCCAGCACTCAATTGACGAGCTTCTGGGATAATCGATGTCTGACCCTTAAATTCGCGATGAATTTCAGAGTTTCGTTTGCCATGACCAACTCTTGAAACCAAGAAAAGATCATTAGATTTTACATCAAAATTAAAGCTATCGCCAAATCCACCTACGCGGATGTCAGTATAAGCACCAATAGAACGATTGATTGTGTCAGGTATATTAGCGTCCACCATTTGACCAACGATGGCAAACAGATGTTCCTGAATATGTCGATCATTAAACCAAACATCTACGGGCTGACCAACAGCATAATCTGCACTAGCTCGTTTAAGAGTTGCTTCAATTAAAGCTTCACTAAGTTGGGATTCTTTTTCGTCAAGAGAAAATTCAGAATTATATTCAGTGTCAAGTCCTTCATTTTTATGAAGCCAATGATTCATCGTATCCTGATATTTCTTAAATAAATCTTCATTACTTTTAGCAAAATTCATTGCTTGTGATGTCATTTTCATATCTTTTTTCCTCCTTTCTTAGTTGTACAATACTTCAAATTGGTAAGCAACAACACGACTGTCGCCCATGGCGGAACCACTACCAACGGGAATATAGGTTGTGTCCAGATAGCGCAAGCACATCGTGTCTGTTCCAACGGGATTGTCTGACCATTCAAATTCATAATTTGTGGTTTTGGCAATAGCAAAAGCCTGAGTTGTACTATCATTCAGGGCATCAGCAGTGATGGTGATAATATCGCCAGGCATCGGTTTGAAAGCTGTGAAAACAGTTGATGTAGCAATGTTAAAATCACGAGGATCAGGATTGATACCTTTATATTTGCTATCAGTTAGTATGACTTCTGAATCCGAAGCCATCCAAAGACCGCTCAATGAACCGGTTGAAGGTTGAGTTGCAAGCCAAACTTCGCTATATCCGGTAATTGCGCTCTGTGATAGAAGACTGAAAACCCATCCGTTGTCCAACGCCGAGGCACTCCATGCGGAGCGATTCAAAGCGTTGTTTTTTTCATCAACGGCATTTTTTACAAGAATATTATGTGACATATTTATTTTCTCCTTTTCTAAATACTAGACTATTCGCTAGACTATTCCTAAATTATTTGTGAACCCAAAGAGGTTTTTCCTCTTTTTCAGGGCTTCTTTTTTTCCAATGTGTTGCATAAACTTTCTTATTTTCTTCACCTTTTTTATCAAAGCTAAAAGTTTCTGCCTTGCACATCGTCTCCCACTCATTAATATTTTCCAAAGTAAATTCAAGAGATTTCTTTTCCATTTCTCCAAGTTGTTTAGGAGAAATTACAACTTTCTCTTCAATTTTCTTTAAAACAAGTTTTACCGCTGAAGAAAAATTCTTTTGATCAATATCTGTTTTGAATTTTTCAAGTTCTTCATTCTTTGCAAGATAAGCACTTCTATCTTCCGACATTCTAACGATTCTCTCATTATAAATTGAGAAAATTTTGTTATAGTCTTTTTCTTCTTTAGCTAATTCTTCTTCAATCAAAGAATATTTTTCATAGTCTTTGAAAATAGTCAAAATTGAATCAGTCATTTCTTTAGAAAATCTAGATGCATCATATTCGGCAACAGTCTTGTATCCGCCGGAAATAACATGCTCTCTGTTTTCAAGACCAACACTAACGTCATTTCCACTGATATTATAAGTTGCACGATACATTTTTCCATCTTCACAATCATAGAAATAAGCGTATGTTTCATCATAAGCAGTAACCCAATATTTATCCCAACTTCCATATTCATCTGTATATTTATAAGTTGAAATAGATTCTCTAAGCACATTGAGAGTTTGAGCAGAATTTAATGAAAACTCTTCTTCAGAAACATTTTCAATTTCAGGAGTTTCTTCCTCAATCACAGGTTCATCTTCGACCATAGATTCTTCTTCCTCAACTTCTTCGTCAACAATTTCCTCATCAACGACTTCTTCTTGGAATTCCTCTTCTTCAACTTCTTCTACTTCTTCTGAAGAACTTTCAGGTAAAACTTCTTCCTGTTCAAAAGCCAAATCCTCAAGATTATCTTTTTCTTGTTCTTTAATCTTGTCTGTCATATTTATCTCCTCTTGAACGCCATCATTTTCTTCATTAGAAAATTCTCGCTCAAAATCTTTGTCATATTCTTTTGAAAATCGTACTATTTCACCTTTAGCTAAAGGAATAGCAGGGGTAACTTCTGATCCTAGAATAGTAATCGCTTCAAATTGATAATCCAAAAGTTCATCACCATTTTCAGTTTTTTGAATATCAAAAACACTCATTTCAACAGAAATAGGTTTTTTATTTTCATCTCTTTTAAAGAAATCAATTATCTGACCAGAATAGTTTTTCCAAATATAAACTATTACCTTCAACATTGTACGACCATCATCAAGAACATAACTTTTTATTTCAGATGATTCAGGAACAAATCCACAAGCAGTTTCATCTTTAGAATGAGTTCCAATATCATCTCTATAAGCATCATATTCCCAAACAACAGGACAATTCTTGATAGAGGATGAAGTTTTCAATAATGTTTGCTCACTGACAAAGAGTGAATGGAGATTATCTCCAGAAGCAAAGAAATCCATAGACATCAAAGCAAATCTTGAATCTGGATTATCATCAATTAATTCAACATTATCAATTGCAAACTTTATTTTATCGTTTTTTTTCAAGTATACCTCCTTTCAAAAAGTATCTATTTACTAAAAGAATTTTACAAGTTTTAGCCATAAAGGTAATGATTGCAATTTTTCTCTTAATAAATCATTGTCTGTAAAATAATAATATTTATCATCTATAGACAATTGAGGAAGATGCAATTCATAAATTAAATACTTTCCAAGAATTTTATTACATTTAAATTTTTTCTCAATAATATCATGATTTATAATCATCGTCTTCCTCTTTGTCTAATGTTTAGAACGCTACCCAGCTAATAAGATCGTCTTTTATAACCGATGAACCTTGCGAAATAGTCATGTTTCCAGCGGAAGTTGTAATCTTCAGACTTGAAGCTGAAGCAGAAACAATACTTCCAGAACGGAAAATCTGTGCCAGACCAAAACCAACGGCTGTTAAACCAGTGGCAATTGTAACTGCACTTGCGTTTGCTTCGGCATCAGTAATCGTATGACTACCACTTATAGGGGCAGCCTGAAGTATGTTTCCAAGACTCACATTTTGAGCCGCACGATTCATTTTGTTAAGTTTTGCTTTATTTGCATTTGAAATTTCAGCCATTATATATTTCCTCCATCACTAATTTTTTTAGACTGCATATAGGAGCCAAATACTTTCATATTCGTCATATACAGTTCACATAAAACTTGCATTTTATGCTATTTATTTGCTTCGTTACTGCCAGCATCACGAGTTTCAGACCCGCTATCTGTTAAATCACCATCGTCTTTCTTTGGAGCGCCTGCATCTTCTTTACCCTGCTGGAATGAAGAAACAATCGGGGTAAGTTTATCTACCCATTTAGATTCTTGCGCTTCCTCAAGTTGGCTTTGGAATTCAAAAACATTCATGCCAATACTTGCAGCAATTTTTTGTGGCAATACCATGCCTAACGCAGCCAGTCCAGTTGCTTTATCAAATCTCTGTTGACGATTATTAAAGAAGTTCGTACCTTCAAATCTAAAAGCAAATTTAAAATCATTGGTTAACTTATTTACATGATATTCAATGAATGATTCAAAAGCTGGATATAAAGCCATCATCTGTGCTTCATCAACATTCAAGGAAAGTTGAGATTCTACAGAGTTTGGTCTAACATCAGTTGAGAAAATCAAGTTTGCATTTACTCCAGATGCACCAACAACCGTTCTAAGATAAGCTGAATACATTTCGTTATCTGTATCAAAATCAATAGGTTGAACTCCAGATAGAGGCACAGCAGCTGTTTTTACACCATCACCAATCGCTTGTTTCACAACTGAAAGGAATCTGCCAAGATTCTCAGCAGATAATGCAAACTGGTCTTTTTTTGAAGATTGCGTTTTATCCAAAAGTGGAATTTCACCAATCAACATCTTAGAAGCAGCAGACATATTAATACTTTTTTGCAACGTTCTCATTGTCGGCTGTGATAATAAATCTAAGAATAGACCACTATAAAACGGAAGACGAACCGCCTGGCTCGTATTCATTTTCCAACACCATCCAATGTCCTGATCAATTTCAGACCAGTAAGCCCATGAAGAATGTTTAGAGACAAGACTTTGATTAGGACTTGATTTTTCTTCTCCTAGTTTAAATGTTTCACTATATAATTTCTTAAAATAAGGCGGATACATATCAATATCAACACCTGACTCTAAAAACCATCCCATATTAAAAGCAAATAAAAATCCATATTCAGATTTTCCAGTAATCATGGTATAATCAATTGAGTTTGGAAGTTCCTGCAAAACAATCTTGTCGCCACCTTCAATTCCTCTAGGGCAACCAAAATAAGCATCGTTTCGCAACATTTCTTGAACTACAGTTGCAAACTCTTGTTTATAATTAAACCGAGTCAAAAAATCTTTTACAATTTTTAAATCTTTTTTATATTTCGCAGATTTATATTGTTTGCCTTCTGCGTCTGAAGAATAAGTAATATCAAAGGCTAAAAGATTTCCGAGATAAGACAATAACTTTTTATAAATCTGAGATTGAATCTCAAAATCTTGACTAAATTCCTGCAAACTCTTTTCATTATCTTTTGGAGCCTTTAATGATGCGGTTAATGTCGCTTCAGTTGCTTGAGTAGGATTTAATGTAATATCCTTAAATGCCTGATTCAATAATGATGGCGTTAGTATTCCATTAAAATAATTACTATTAAAAACTGTCGCAGCATAAGCTACATCCAATACATCCGTAACCTCTTTCGGAGAAAGTAAGATTTCGTCATCATTTTCTTCTTTCTTAATTTTTTTTTCTGTCAAAATTACCTCCTCACCATTAAAAGAACTGAACCAAAGATGTCATTAAATCTAATTCATCTTCGCTCGTTTCTTCTGTCAATAAATTTTTATCAAATTCTGTAGTTATAATCCAATCCGCATAACTTACAGATGAGTAACGGTCTTTGTAAGCACCTGATTTTTCTTCTAATTTAATCATTCCGCCAACAAGCTTCATATCTAGGTTTACACATTCTCCAATAAGCAATCCTGTTTGAACATAAGGATTTATAAAAAATGCATAATTAGAGGAATCATTTCCCGACATATCAAATTCTTTTAATTCTTTTTGTAAATAAGGTTCTGCATCAGTGTCAGTAAATAAAAATTTCCACATGTTTTTTTGAAGAGAAGTTCTAAAAGCAGATGCAATTTCACTGTTCAATCGCTGACTAGCAGAAATTGGAAAAATAACTGGGAACGCATCAATACCTCTAGTATGATTATTAAATAAATCTTCTCGAACTTCTTTTTTTACAGATTGAAACTCTTCGTTAACCACTGTAAGAGGAGGAAATGAAATATCTCTTTTTTTAGAAATAGTTTCTTCACTTAATGAGTCAAAAACGCCGATGCCACTTCCCATAAGATCAAGTACGATATAGTTGGCTTCAAAATCATAGAACAATTCTTTGATTCTTTCTGCTTGAACACCCACATGTTGTCCAGGATGACTTTCCATATAAGATAAATGTCTTTTATAACCCTTTTTAGTGGGAATCATTTGTATGCATGAAATAATTGAGTTATCGTTCGCTTTGTTTGCACGAGTGGCAACATCAACACTGATTATTCTAATTTCTCCAATAGCTTTAGGAATCTGATACGGATTCTTTTTTGAATTATAAGTTTCATCCCTTTGAGGATAAAAAGCCATTTTCAAATTTCTCTTAAATAGAGAAAACTTAAAATATGCCTTTCCACTTGTCCCACTAGGAAGATTTCGATATTCCATATCAATATTGATACGATCCATGTTCGCAGTTTCATTCTTAATCATTGCTTTTGTTTTGATGTTATGATACACTGTTGTAATATAATCAAAAGCTAAGAATGTCGCAGTAGGATCACCCTTTGCAACTCTAGCAATACATTTCGTTACACCCTCAAACCATGACTCTGATTTATACCAAGAAGAAGTAATATAACTTATTCTACCCTCTTCATTAAGTCTCTTATCGTTCATATATTCTGATTTACTTTTATATGGAGGTGTTCTAACCTCCAAAAAAGGAATAATAACCTGATCTAAAATATCTTTAGGAACAAGTCTTGCCTCTTCAACAACAATATAATTTGCTCGATTCAATTTGTTATCCATAAGGCTTTTTATCCCTATGTTCTAACGGTTTACATTCCCGCTAGATCGGCATATCTTTTCACCCTTATATAAAGGGGTCGCGGACTCTTGGCACTTATAAAATAAGTGGTGTTTAAAAACACAAAGATTATATTCTAATAAATTAAATGTTTTAAAATTATTAGGTTCACTTTCTATGCTCTGCACGTGTTCAAAATATTATTATTGAACTTCCGTTCTGATTAGCTTCTCAGCCTTCCAGGTTTTTTCCGCAATTCTTAATGTATGTTACCACACATAGAGGCAATCGTTATTTCACCTCGACTATTATCATTGCTTGCAACAACTTTGAGCGTAGATCCATTATGAAACAAAACACCATAAGAATTTTCTGTAGATGTAAATTTCAAAATTTCTCTATCAACATTAGAATGTTCTTTCATTAGCGTATCTATTTTTTCAGACACAATCAATCCAGCTTGTTTCAAAGTTTTTGCACAAACAACTATTTTTATTCCAGGATATAAAACTGCTAAAGTTAAAGACCAAACAGCAATAATCCACGTTTTTGCAGTACCACGAGCAGCAACAAAATAAGCCAACTCACTTCTCTGCAAAGCCCATATCATCAATATCTGATAGGGATGCAAGTGGATTCCGAAATAATCTTCAATAAATTTATGCGGATTTCTTCTAAAAAAAGTCATCCACCTTATAAATCTTTCTCTACGTTTCCCTTTTATTTCTTTTGCTAAAACCATATCTCTAGGTTTTATAAATGAATTTCGAGATTCTAAATTTTTAGTTTCTTGATTTTTATATGGTCTTGGTGAGGTAGACATAATTACTCCTCCTCAAAAAGACCATCATCAACATCATCAAGCTTTGGAAAATCTCTCGATCCTGTAATCCAGTTTTTAATTGATCTTCCAATATTCATGTTGTAATAATCGCCAATTCCGAACCAATCCTTATATAAATCTCTATCTTTATAATGATCAGCAGGATCTTCTGTTTCAACCATTTTTGCAAATACACCCCATGTTTCAAGATGTTTTCCTGAATTAGCTGTTTTTGTATTAGAAGGATCAATTCCAGCCATTTTCATAAGTTTTGTAAGATCGGTTAATAATGACGAATCAGATTGCCCTTTTACTCTTGCTTTTCTAATTTCTAATGTTTTTATACAGACATTTTTAAATAACAATAATTGTTGCTTCGTATCACAAACATTTGACATTTGATATTCAGAAAGCTCTCTTTCAAGAAAAACATAATCATCAGGAATAAGATTTGGATTTCCTCCCCAAAAATACATTAGTTCCGCCTCTGTTTTTCCGTTTGGTTGAAGTTTTTCTCTTACTTCTGGAGTAATTTCTTCAAACGTAAAATCTTCTGCCATATCTCTATTTGTTAGACTTGTTTTTTGAGATTTTAAAAGTTTTGTTTTATATATACCAAATGGATTCGATACTGTTTTTCCATTTCCTTCCATTGTTGCAACATGTCTTTTAGCAGAATCTACAGCACCCTCATTATATTGAATATTCAATATTTTACACATTCTGTAAATAGTTCTTGATATATCTGTATCAGTAGAATAAAAATTATGATACATGTCAGCAATACACTCACTACAAATAGACATGTGTCCATTGCTATCTAGAAAGTGATCTGCCGCTTTATAAAACTTTCCTTCTGATAAGCTTCTCATGCATTTTCTGCAATAAATTTTTGTCTTTTCCTCTTTTGCGCTCGTGCGTTTGCTCGAAGGCATTTTTTCACCTCTCTAACCCTACAAAATATTTTTTATTTATCAATCTCAAAGTAATTATCAGTCTTGTAATAACTCAGCCAATCGAGCTGTTTCAGAACGCTCAACCGATTTCAAATGCACACATCCGTATAGTGGATTCCCAGACAGCCTAGAATTCAATCTAACCAATCCTGAATCTTTTTCAAAGACAACCCTATCTACTTGTCTTTGATCTCCTAAAAACAATATAATCGAGTTTTTACCAACACGAGAAACTAACAATGCCACATGAGCGCTTGTCAAATTTTCACTCTCGTCCACGATCAAAATACTGTTATCAAAATTGCGACCTCTTGCAAAACCAAGATGTAGCAATTCTATTTTTTCATCTGCAATCATTCTATTTAATGCCAACTTACTTCCAAGAATATCTGCGGCTGGCATAGCATAAGGCAAAAGCTTTTCATTAATTCCAGAAGGCAAAGCACCCAAAGGGCTTGAATTCTTTACTTCCACGTTATTTCTCACTAGCACAATCTTCTGATATTTAGAATGACTCCCACCCTTATATATTTTCGATAAAGCAAAGGCCATAGCACAATAATTTTTTCCCGACCCTGCCACACCTTTTATTTCCTTGATTTTTATATCATCATTTGCCAATAAATCAAACAATGCTTGTTGCTCATCATTTATTGGCTTAACAATCTTTCCGCCAAGTCTTTGACCTGGATAATTTGAATACTTAAGAGGCGAGAATTTTTCGCCATCCCATCTAAACTTATCTACAACTTTCCCATCATTATTCTTTATAAAAACATATTGATTTATTAATAAACCAATTACATTTCTGTTTTCATAAACTCCAGCCATTTCTTCATCACTTAAATCTTTTTCATAAATTCCATTATAAGTAGCTTCAGATATGATAGACCTCCTTAATGTCAAAAAGGGCAACCAATGGCTGCCCTCTTAATAAAGTACGCATCTATATTTACTATCTATACTGTTTCTTTAGGGGAGAAAATTTGAAAAATTGCATTTAGACTAATTCCAAGAATTGCAGCAAAAACAATTGCAGGAATACCATTAGGGAAAAATACGGGAACACTAAATGGGAATAAACCATTTGGAAGCGCCATATTACCACCAATACCAATAATCATAATTACTGCACCAATAGCTAGATTCTTAGGATCAAACAAATTTACTTTTTCAGATTGAATCAGAGCGAGACCCTGCATACCAATTACGCCGAACAAATAAATCATAAGTCCACCAGTAACGGCAGTTGGAATAGAATAAATTACTCCAGCTAATTTGCCAAAGAACGATAAAATAATCGCAATAACTCCAGCCGTCATCAAAACAGGAATAGAATAATTGCGAGTAATTGCCATCAAAGAATTATTTTCTCCATAATTCGTTCCCGCGCAACCACCGAGAATACCATTGACAATATCGTTGCAACCATCCGCAATCAGATTTACGCCAATTAAATTTTTAATTTTAAGTTCACCACGACCCATTTCTTTAGCTAATTCATCAATGTAAAGACTCATCTGATATAAGTGAGCAGTAGATTCTGGAATTGTAGCAATTGCTATTAAAGCAATACTCAAACCAAGACCCCAAGCTTCACCATTACCAAAAGCAGGAAAAGTTATATTCGGAAGTGCAATCCAGTTAGCACCTATAATTGTAGTATAATCAATGATGCCAAAAGCAGCAGCAGCAACATAACCTACAAGAGCACCAAATAAAATCGGAAGCATCCCCAGCAATCCTTTACCCCGCAGAAATACAGAGAATAAAATTGTAGCAAACATTGTAATAAAAGCAATACCCCAATTACTGCCAGCATCATTGAGAGCTGCGCCCGCCAGAGCGATACCAATAGTAATCGCCATGGAACCTGTTACAATTGGAGGTAGTGCACGATCAAGAACCCGTTTTCCTAATTTCTGAACAATAAACCCAATAATAATATTTAGCACGCCTGTTAGAATAATTCCAACCTGTACAATACGGACAACATCAGGACAATAATTTAGATCACTACAATTGACACCTAAACGGGCAATAGCACTCATGACTACTGCTAAATAAGAAAAACTAGATCCATAATACATAGGAATACGACGCTTAGTAACCAATAATGCAATAATTGTCCCAATACCAGAAGCTAATAGGGTAGCGCCGACATCAAACTTTGTTAGAATAGCAACTAAAACTGTGGCAGGAAACATAGTGAGAACCTGTTGAAGACCTAAACTCAATGTTGCTCCAATAGGCGGTTTATCTTGAGGAAGATAACCAATAACTTTCGTTTTTTTCTCTTTGACTGACATTTTTTATAATCTCTCCTATTTTTATTTAAAATAAAAAGCGGCTTCAACCATGAAACCGCTCTTAATACCGCACGCTATTCTAATAAGATTTAAACTTTTACAAGCAATGATTTTTTCTTATATTTATCAAACAAATTTTCTTTTCCTCTAGAAATACATTGGCAATTTTGACATCGAATACTATGCCATTTTCCAGCAGAAGTGTAATAAAACCCCTCTTCTTTCAGATCTTCGCTCCCACAAACAGGACAAATTGGAGTATTGATTTCATTATAAAGAGCAATGTTGAAACCACGAACATAAGGACGAAGTTTATAAAATAATTCTTCTGTTGCAGAAATATCGCCTTCATTATATTCTAACATTGTATCTAAAGATTCAGAATCCCCATCGCTACAACCACTCCATAATGGAAAACCCTCATTTTCTATCTTGTTTCTAATTCCCAATTTCTTATTTAGATAAGCTAATTTATTGCTTGAGAATTTAAAATTCTGTCTAGCAACTGTCAGAGTATCAACCACTTTATATTTTAATGGCGGAAAACCGCATTCTAAAAACGCAGAATTGATAATTTTTTCATCAAATCCTCTGTAGTTATGTCCAATAACTACATCACATTCTGAAAGAAAATCCCAACATGACTTTACAATTCTTTTTATATCTCGACTTTTTGCTTCTTTAGGCGTGAGAATGTCCGAATACATTTTTGATTCATTCAAAAACTTTCCAGCCCAACTCAGCAGACAAACATCCGTAATTATTTGATTAATACCAATGTTCTGATCATAAAGTCTAAATGTATAAACTATAGCTGGAAGAGTTTCAAAATCTACAACTCCAACTCTGGGATTATCTTGTTGTTCTTCAATAATCATTCTATTTCTAGAATTCTTTCCTGGAATATGTCGTTTTTTTCTTTCATCCTTGAAGCTCCATCGCAAATGTTCGCCATCTTTATATCCAAAAATCTTAGAAAGCGAACTCCACGTTTCCCCAAGCTTAAAGTTCGACTTGTAATGCTTGTAACATTCTTCAAAAGTTGATTGATTCAATTTGATCTCCTTCAACTACATTCTTGTTTTTTTAGCATAAAATGCCAATTTTATAGTGTTTTTTATAATATTTTATTCAGTTTTATCTTCCTTAAACATCTTCAGCAACGCTCTAGACGCACTAAAAACAATTCTTTTTGAGCCTTTGACAATTATTTCTTTCTTTTCAACTGCATTATATCCTCGGTGTTCCGCAACATCTGTTACAGAAACATCGAAAAATCCTGAAAGTTTAAGTATATCTTCGTTCTTAATAATTTCTTTAATATAGGCTTCAATGGTATCCCACATAATTTTAGTATCGCCCTGCGTGAATCTCGCTCTTTTCGCAATGGTCTTAATAAACTCTTCTTTCCGAATAATTTTTTTCTCTTCCTCTTTCATAGCATCCTCTCTTATTTTTACAAATGTCTAATTGTTTATGTGTATATATGTAGTCACCTATTATAAACAACATGAACTGTGGACATTTTTAGTAAAAAGCTCGAATAACTATGTTTTAAATACCTTTATTTCATAATAATTCATTATAAATAATTGAAACAATAATATTTTTTATAAATTAACTCAATTTTTATCATCTTTTCTTATCTTCCTTTTGCTTTTTGCCCAAGTTTCTCTTCTAAAATCTTCATAGCACTTATCACAAAAATTGTGTCTTTTAGATTTTTTAATCACTTCTTCTCCACATCTTTCACAAAAAAACGGATAAAAACTTATTATTTCATTCATATTTGTTACTTTTATAGCTTCTGGAGAATTTTCGTCTACAAAATTAATCTTAAAAGATGAAAAATATGTTGTGTCTATCAGCCCGCGACTATCAACATCGTATAAAAGATTTGTAAAATCTTTCTTTTTTATTCTTACTTTTGCAATATTTTTAAGCGTTGGAATATCTGTATCTGTATAAAAACCATTATTATTTTCTGTTTTCTTTTTACGTTTTATCTTATTGTCAGTATATTTTAAATGTTTTGCAATAACCAGCATCACAAAAATAATCTTTTGTTCATCATAATCATGAATACTTTTTATATTTTCAAGTTCTGATCTTGTTACAATTATATCAACCGGTACTCTAAGAGAATATCTGTCCGCATAATTAATTGCCCATCCTATCTTATTCCAAGATAAAATTTCATTGAAATCAGGATTATATTTTTTACAAAAATCAACTAAATCTTTACGAATCTGATTTTTATTTTTTCCAAGATATTTAAAGTATTTTGCCAATGTGGATAAATCCTTGAAATTCATAAAAGAAGTAAATCCCTTTTCAAGCAATTCCTCCGCGTGTCTCTTCTCGTAAAATATCATAGATGTCTTCTTTCACCTCAATTTTGCTTCTTTTATACCTGCTTCCAAGATATTCTATATTTCCGCTATCATCTAAAAACGGAACTTCAACATCTTTTTCAATGTTTTTTATAATATTTTTAACGATTCCTTCTCCAAAAACAGACCAAGCAAATACTTTATTATCCTTGGGATGCATTTCGTAACAAATATTTACTGCCAATGATGCAAGTTCACAAATATCAGAACTAATGGAAAAAGCACTAATTCTAACTGATTTATTATATTGATCTATCGTTTTATACCTAGATTCACCACTTTCATCCTTTATTTCAAAGAAATTACGCTTATTATTCTTATACTTCTTATATAAATTGTATAATTGTTTTAATTTTTCTTTATCAAATTCAGTTGAACCATCCTTTAGAGAATTCACCAAGTCTTCACTATGTTCCGCTTTTGTTTGATATCGAATATGCTTAATACTCTTCTGCATATATTTAAAAATGTTGTTAACTTCGCAATCTGTACTCAAAAACGGACTATAATAGTTAAATTTTCTAACACATTCAATTTGTTTTTCACTCATTTTTGATTCATCAATTAAAAGAAGTTCTTCTAGCTCCATACAAAATTTCGCCCTACAAAAAAGATCATAATTTGCAACGTGCTTTCGATAATCTCTAGCGTAATTAGTATATAATTCAGTCATAAAAATAGGTCTTTTATCAATCAGAATCGAGTTATTGAACCTGGCGCGAATTACCTCATCTTCAAAAGTCTTGTCTTTCAAACCTTGCCACTGTGTCCAATGTTTAGGCATCGGTTTTACAACCAATCCCTTTGTTCCATCAATAATTACGCCCTGTTCTTTTCTGCATTGCTTGAGTCGTCGAACAATTTCTTTATATTCCGCAGACTCTTTGTCATATTTTGGAAGCATTGCATACATTGTTGTGGAACAATTAGTCAAAAAACCAACTTTTGTATTAAATCCTTTAGAATCGTGTAAATAAAGCTCTTTTTCAACCACTTTTGACTTTGGAGCTTTGTTTGTATCATAAAAAATTGGTAGACCACCATAAACACCATCAATTACATTTTTATCATTCGTAAGACAAACTATGTCTCCATCAAAATCGCCGCCAGCGAGAATAGCCATATCCATTCCATGAATATTGAAAATCACACAATTATCCAGATATTTATACCAATCTCGCTTTTTTTGACCATCTTTTAGAGTTAAAACGTCCACTTCTGAGCGCCAGGTAAGCGGTGCTCTCATTGCAGCAATTTTAGATTCTTTTTTGTCTAGCCAGGTGCGATTATAATATTCATCTCGTTCCAACAACCCTTTTATCGGCAAATCGAAAATATATTCCAAAAAAGCGTAAGGGTCTGACACCATAAAAGTGTAAAAACCATCGATAATGAGCCTTCCAATGTAAGAATCCTTCATTTTTCTAGCTAAACTATTAGAAATATGACGTTTTACATACGGATCTGCAATCAAATTCTTGTTCAAAACAACTGCTTTTGCTACATTATCGCTGACTTTATCCAGTACATCTGCATCATATTTACTGGTCAAATGTTCTCCAAGAAGATACAAAGTCGTGTAGTCTAAATCGCCAGAGAGGATATTATGGAAGTAATCGACTGTTTTCTGACAAATCCCTTCAATTCTATCTTTATCAAGATTCAAAGCTTGCAAAAACTGGTAATTCATGTAAGCGTGCTTCTTTTCGTGCTTTGGAGCATAACGACTAACCCACCAACCCAAGTCATTCTCTTTACAATTCGCATTGTATTGAACTTGGCTATCAAAAGCATCTGCCAATTTGAACTGAGATTTTGTCAAGATAATATCCATATCTCGGATATTCGTGTCTTTTCCGTAAATATCTTTGATAATATGTTTCCCAATCATGTCAGAAAACTCTACAAAATCAATAACTGCCACTAAACCCTTGACAAAATTACTTCTGATAATAAAAGCAGATGGAATGTAATCTAATTCTAACTCATCCGCCCACTCTTGTGCTTTTCTAGGAGAAATAACTCCCTGACCATCAAAGATATTGAAAACCAGGTCTTTATCGCATTCTTCTATTATATCATCCCCATTTTCTTGTTCAATCACAAATTCTACGTGTTCATTTCTTTCGATTTCTAAATCTGGAACTACACAGAAATATGGCTTTGAAACTTCTAGGGAAGTAGAAGCACTCAAAGCAAAATAGGCGTTAAATTTAGAAGGATTTATCTCAATATCGTTTCGATTGTTGTTCAATAGCTTTTTCAGCGGTTTATCATACTCGGAATCGATCAGCCAGACGGTATTTCGTCTTGCCATTCCTGCACCACACAAAAGCCGTACATATTTTTTATTATTAACGAACAAACCTCTTTTTATAATTTCGTTATAGCTTTTTATATTCTTGACAACTACAGATATAATTTCTGGAATAAAAAGGAATCTATCCAATTCTATATTTATTTCTCGCAGCCTGTAAGAATTCTCAGAACTTGAAGACTTATTTTTTATCCTCCGTTTTTCGTCTACAAGACTGTTTACCACTTGCTGATCGTAATCTTGTTTTTTGACCGCCCTCAAAGACTTTAGAACTTGGGAATCTCCTATCGAAATTAACTCCCCATTTCGTCTGGCATCATTGATCGTGATTGTTACATTATTGTTTGCGTTTTTGAGGCGGTCTGTATTGAATTTCAAAATAAAATATTGCTGTGTTTTTCTAGCCACCTAACCTCCGTTTTTTAGTATAATATCATAATTTTTATTCGCTAAACCAAAACATTTTTTCTCACCTTCCAATAAGGTTTCAACAAAAAACCAGTTGTCTAACAAGATAATTAAGATTGGATATTGTTTTATTCCAGCTATAAGCTTAACGATTTCTACTTTTTTAAAATAATCAATTCTATCCCATTTATTTGCAATCTCTTCAAGAATATCAATCATTTTTTTATTTGAAAAATCTGCATTTTTTATAGATATACCAATAAGAAGCATAGATTCTTCAAAACTTCTAATGTTAAAATCTTCGTTTTCCAAAACACCAGAATCTATAATTCGCATTCTTTCAAAAATTATACTCAAATTTTTGCCGACATCTTCTGAATCCATACGTGTAGCAGAAATTATAGCCCCAATATACGCCAAAAGATTATCAAATGGCAATCCTATTGATTTAGCCACATGCGAGGATTGATTTAAAGCAATCAATATTTCTTTCATAGTTATCGAAGCATTATTATCAACAAAAGCAATTTTATCTATTACAAAAGAACTATCATTAAAAGACATTTTGTAATTATGCATAATATTCGATAAATAAAGTGTCGATTTATTAGAATCAACATTTGCAAGTTTTGACAAAATAAAAAAACTGTCTGTCATATTATTTCCTTTAATAAATTCTAAATTTCTTCCTCGAAATAAAACCATCCTTTGTCAGAAGATTGTTTAATTTTTTCATTACTTAAAAAATTTCTTTCTGCATCAAACCATTTTATCGTACCCCATGGAGCAAGTCTTTTATTTTCAAAAATCGTATATTCTGCTCTGTAAATATTCCAAGAAGTCCATACAACATCTCCACCAAGATCACACATTTCATTTTCAAAATCAGTTATCTCATCTTCAAAATATGTTTTCCAGAGATTGATAAAAAATATTCCTGGGATTTTTCTAAACCAAAAAACTAAAAAATCAACAAATTTTTCTTTCATTTTTCACCTTCTCAAAATAAAACTTATCATCAAAATCTTTAATTTCTACAATTCCATAATCTATTCCAACTCTAACAATAAAGCTCTTTACAATTCTAGTGTGAATAGTTCTCAAAATATTTCTGAATGCTTCAACAGAATTGACACCCTTATAAAAATTGCAACTTCTACAAGATGGATTATAATTAGAAATATCGTTCTCACCACCAAAATGCTTTGACACAATATGATCGACTTGCATTTCGCTATACTTCAATTTTTTTCCGCAGTAAGCGCAATGACCACGATATTTCTGATAGACGATTTGTCTAAGTTCTTTTTTCATATACACTTTCCTACAATCAAATAAGCACTACAATAATTGATAAAAGATGAATTGCCTGATCAATATAAATCAAATAAAAATGTTCATCATCGTGTGGCTGACGACATTTCCAAGAATCACAAAGTGCATGACTCATAAATAAAATAAAGAAATGGGAATATCCAAAACCACCTAAGAAATATCCTGGAATCCATAAAAGTAATGTCCAAGTTAAAGCATGTACAAATAATAAGAACGGTCTCTTACCTTTATTCAGTGCAACAAAATCGCCCTGATTAAAATCGTAAAATAAGTGGATTGCCAACAATATTAAAAATAAAATAAATTTACTCATTTCAAACCTCGTCTCAATTTTGTTTGTATAAATCCTTGTGGTTTTCTAATTTGTCGAACATGTGGTCTAAATTTTGGATTAAGTTCTTTATATCGAAAATAATTGAATCGTTTATCATCGCCTCTATAAACTGTCGATGAATCAAAATATATTCTTTCATAAGTATCATAAGAATCTGTAACATCAATACTAGAAATTGTTCTACATCCACAACAACTACTGGTAGAATTTGTTGCACCATAAGGATCGCCACTTGTAGAAACTACACAAAAACTACGTCCGTAAATAACCATTATCTATTCTTCCACATCATCCTCAATCACCCAAAAAAGATGATCTTTCATATGTGAATGTTCTTTCAAAATAATTTCGGTTGCATTTTCAAGTGTTGGACAACTATATTTTTTAAGAATTTCTCCATCATCGTATTTAAAAAACATTTCTTTATTTTTTAAATCATAATAGAACGCAAGTCCCCAAATTTCTCCTACATCAAAACAAGCTTCGTGATGTTTTTCAGTAAGTTTAAAATAACATGCCTGAACTTTCATTTTTTATTTTCCTTATATATCACCAATTAAATAACTCATATTCTCCCAAATCAGTATCCAACACATCTTCAGTGTACTGATACCAACTCATTTCTAACCATCTATCTTCCTGCACATCTATATCAAACTCAACATAGTCGAATCCATTTATATCCATATAGTCTGCGCAGAATCCATTTTCTTCGGCTTGCTGACATTTGTAAAAATCGCAAAAATCCATTTTATCGCATCCTTCGCA